GTTTAAGTAAATCATACGGCGGAAATGCTGTATTGTTTACCTTACTTAGACTATTAAAACGTTCCAACTCTCTGTTGAAACCAATAAAAAATGGATCCTTGAAAAGATCCATGGCGAATTGTGTTACCATTTTGTGCTCCTTTTAAGCGAGTTAAATTAGTACCCCCTATAGGCAGGTACTAACTTATTATAGCATTTGTATAACTAGAATTGCAAGTTATTTTTTATATCCCTTTGCAATAGCAAGCGCAGCTGCTGCGTCTATTCCATTTGGGTCAATCCAAAATCCTGGAATTAAATATTTCCAACCGCTTTTAACAATATGAGCTGTGTGGCTATATGGCTCTTGTGATGGAAATATAAGAATACTTCCAGCCTCTGGCTTTAAAGAAAAAGTTATTTTTCCATCATTAATGGGATCATCTAGTGCGCCTTGGGCTGCAAATTCATTTGGTTTTTCAAATTCTTTTACCATATGATTCCATGTGTTCTCTGGGAATTCTTTATCGGGATTACTAAGTACTCCATCACGAATACAAAAAGAAATTTCTCCACCCTCATAATCATCATTTACATAAAGAATCATAGAGTACTTAAGTCTGGTGTCTCCTTCTTGTGCGTCGTGGTGTGTACCCATCCATGTATTCTCTTTGTATTTATGAACGTTCATTTGACTAAGGATTACAATTTCATCTTCTATATTTCTTTTTTCCTTGTAGTCTTTTGCAACCTCATTGAAACCATTAAATACTGTATCAAATATATACTTGCATCTGGCAAGATCTTCTGGGGACAAATCTTTTTTATCTATGTCCTCAAGGCTATTTAAAAGCACTCGCTTTTTTCTTCCATACCAATAAACTGTACCTCTGTCTGCTTCGACACCCCAATCAATCCAGTTGTCTATAATATCTTTAATTGAATCTACATTCTCTGTATCTTCAATAGCTGCTACCAGGGCATATGGATCTTTAATAACATTTTTGTAGTAATATACTCCATCGTGTAATTCTTCATGGTTTATCATTTTTTACCTGCCTTTTCTCTTGCTTTTGCTAAAGCATTGAAATCTTTTACCTTTGTATCGCCAAGGTAACCCCATGCGTATCCATCATTAATCATCATTTCGTTTAGTGATATAGTATTACCATCAATATAAACCCATCCTAAAATTCTTCCATATTTCTCAGATGAATCCATTTTTTCTGTTTTAATAATTACAGATTTTGCATCTTTAATATTTTTCTTAAGATACTCTTTTGCTTCAATCCCTAGTGCTTTTTCTTTTAAGTCTTTTGTTCTTGATTCTGGTGTGTCTATTCCAGCAAGCCTGACTCGAGATGCAAAAAGTATATCAAAGCCTAAATCAATTAGTACGTCTATGGTATCACCATCAACTACATTTTCTACTTTTCTTACATAATATTCGTACATTATTCCCCCTATTGATATCTTTCACTTTTTGCATGCATAATTGTCATCTGGTCTACATTGACATGGCTCGGCAATGATATTATCCATCTTACTGCTTCGCCTATATCTTCTGGCTTTGTTGCTATTTCTTGTGGAAACTCTGGTTTAGTATCAATTGCTCCTGGTATGATCTGTGTGACCTTTATCCCTTGACCTGATACTTCCATTCTTAATGTCTCTGCAAATGCTCCTTCAGCACGTTTTGCAACCACATAGTTCCCGCCTCCTTTATATGGGTATAGGCCAGCGATAGATGTAATTACTATGATATCACCAATACCATTTTTTTTCATATGAGGGATTATTGCTTTAGACATACTCATTGGAGCTATAACATTTAAATTATATGCATATTGCCATGCTTCTGCGGAGTCATTTTCTATATTTGTATTGCCGCCCCCACCGCCAGCATTATTTACAAGTGCACGAACACTTTTGTCTGCCAAAAAAAGGCTTAGATCTTCAATTGATTTTGAATCTGTGATATCCATCTTATACGGAAAAATATTTTTATACTCATCAAAAACTTCATTCATTCTTTTTAAATCTCTAGATACTGCTATTACGTTATAAGACCTGGAAAGGACTTTTGATATGCCCTCTCCAGATCCACGGCTTGCGCCAGTTACAATAACGTATTCTTTTTGCAAGTTATTACTTAGCTGCTGCTGGTTTTCCGCCACCCTTAGAAGTTTTAGCTGCTGGTTTTGCTGCTGACTTCTTTACTGGTGTTGCTACTTTTTTTGCAACTGGCTTACCAAATGATGGTCTTCCAAAACCTACAATTCCTACAATTTGGCTTCTGCGAAGCTTTGATCCATTTTTCTTTTTGTAAGCACGATTCTTGAGGCAGCATTCTCCGCCATTTCTTTGATCACCTTTTTTATCTGAAGAAGTGTTTCCTTCTACAACATCTACTGTGCCGTCTGTATTAACTGCAACAACAATTCCTACGTGAGAAATTCTATCGACGCCGTCTGATGGGAAATCAAAATAGGCTATATCTCCAACTTCTGGTGTTGCTACTTCTGCCATCTGCCATGTTCCTGCTTTAATAAAAGCCTGTGCACCCGCAGGTGTATATACCGTGTTAGGAACTTTTACCCCTGCTTGATCTGCACACCACATAACAAAACTTCCGCACCATGGCTGAAAGTTTGATTTTGTAAACTTACCATATTTTGTTTCGTTGTCTTTTGGACCTTCAATAGTTCCAACTTCTGCTAATGCTACTTCTACTAATCTTTCTGCTGATCCTTGTGCTGCTGACATTTTATTCTCCTATTTTATTTATTTTTAAATACTTGGTATACATATTATACCATTTTAGTTGTCTAAAACTATAGTGTCCCCAGATGGTTTCGAACCATCGACCCGCAGATTAAAAGTCTGCTGCTCTACCAACTGAGCTATAGGAACGTACCCCTGGCTGGATTCGAACCAGCGGCCTACAGATTAGAAGTCTGTTGCTCTTCCGCTGAGCTACAAAGGTGTGTGCCAGGTAGGACTTGAACCTACGATTACCGAATTATGAGTTCGGGGCTTTAACCAACTAAGCTACTGGCACCTAGTTGTATTGTATACTACCGTCTTGATTTTTGTCAATAGAATTCTCTACAATCTGCTGAACATACTCAGAAAAATGTTTTCTTATTCCACCCATCGGTCTTTGTCCATAAGATTCCCAAATCTTTTTATACTCTATTATATTTTGTAATGTAGTCGGGCATACAATTATTCCATCATACATTTTCATTGTAGTTGGCATTGGCACATGCTTTGTACAACATTTACACTGCTTTGCGAGCTCTTGGTACTCGTTCATATTATTTGCATCCTATCCATAGCGTCTCTTAAATTTTCAGGCATTCTTGGTGGCCTTATCATATTGTATGAGTTTGTTTCTGCGTCTTCATCTCTTTTAAAATCATTATCATAACTCATTGATTCATAAGTATGAACATTTATTTCTTGATTGTTATCAAATCTGGTACGGCTAATAGCATTAAATATGGCACCGCATGTAGCATCTGCGAGATCCTTGGAACCTTTTCTAGGGTGGTCAACTTTATCTCTCATAATTCTAAGCTGGCATAGCTCATCTATAAGCAATGATATGTGTGGACCGATTAATCTTTCTTCAGCAACAACCATAGCCATGTCGTCGTAATGCTTTTTAGCAACAGAAAGAATTTCTGTGTTTATGCCATACTGCTTTAGCTGTTGCATCATGTCGTGAGAGTTCCATCTATCAAAAGTACATATTGCTATGTTAAATCCTCTTGTTTTTAGAGACAATATGTAGTCCTTAACTTCAGTAAAATCAACCGACTTATCTGGTGTAGGGGTCCAGTATCTAACTGCATCAACCTCAACAATCGGGGCTGGCTGAGAATAGGTGTCTGTGACCTTTACATTTACCCACTTGTTAACATGTGCCATTGTAACAGCGCAATGGTCATGTTTTTGAGCAAGGTCAACATGTATATAATATTTTTTATCTGGGTCTGGCAAAAACCATTCCTCAAGTCTACCAAAAGTATCAACTGCAATTGAGCCTACATTAAATGCCTTTTCTACTTTTTCTCTTGATTTGAAAAATGCATCAACCGCATCAGGTGGCATACAGGCGAATCTGGATAGGGCATCGGTGGGGTTTGTATAGAATGCTGTTTTAAAGTCGTCAATTTTTCTAACTGGGTTGATCTCCCAAGTCGGACGTTTAATAGCATATACTTTAGGTATCTTATAAGATATGATATGGTCTTCCTCCCATTGTATTTCAAATTCATTTCCCTCTGTTCCATCTGGTATTTCCTCGTACATCTTAAATTTGTGTTCTCTAATTACCGTTTCTTTTTCACCTATCACTGCATCATATCTTTGCTGAATATAATCATTTTTAAATCTAGGAAAGGATAGCAATATTACTTTGCCAAAGTCTGGGAAACGAGAATCTACTGATGCCCTGTACATATCATATACCGCACTGCCAGTTTTTGCTTGGTCGTGGCCAGTTGTATTTTCAATTGCAAAGCCAGAGATTTCGTCAAGGATTACAACAATAACGTTATATCCTTCCCATGCCTCTCTCTCAGAGTGGCCAGAGTGAACTGTTATTGCCTTGTCAAACTGTATTTCAGATGCTTTTGCATAGTACTTTCCAACAAACCATGGGGACTTGTCTATGCGGCTTCTAAAGCCTTTAAAAAATACATTGCTTGCCTGCTGTGAGTTAATCGCAATATTAATAATATCAATTGAGTCTCCAGGAGGTTTGCCATAATAAGTCGCTGGATCTTTTAGGCATAATAGTAAATATACTATATATGCAACTGCAATTGTAGAGCAGTAGTCTTTTCCAGAACCTTTTCCTAATTGTGCTACAACTTCATTAGCGGTTTGCTTAAATCTAATTGATCCTTCTTCATCTCCAAATAATTTTTTAAGTGTAGACTCTTTATATATTTGTGAGCTTTTTTCAATTAATGTATACTGGTATTCAGAAAGTGGAGGCAATCCTAAAAAGTTTGGATGATTTACAAATGTGCGTAGGTCTACTGGCTTTTCTTCAAACTCTTCGCCATCTAGTATGTCAATTAAATCTGAGAAATCAAACGACATCAGCTTCCTCAATTATTACTGACTCGACTATACCAGTAATTTGAGATAGCCTTTTTGCAACTTCTATCTTGCACTTAGGACAAGTTGCTGTTACTTCTTTTAAAATTCCAACTAAAACTTCTTGCTTACGCTCTGTCTCTGCAATTTGAGATGCTATCTGTGTATTTTCTAAAACACCAACAGATTGAAGCATTGCTATTCTTTTGGTCTCTATGTCTGCTATGAGCTTTAATGCTCCCGCCTTTACATTTAATTGTCCTTGAGTATCCGCGTCTTCCACAGTCTTCCATGCTTCTTTAATAAGCATTGCGTAGTGTTGATCAGCACCAGAGATTGCTTCTCTGGCACGATCACGGATGTTGCTATCATTGTGCACAACACCCTTCCACTCATCAATAAACTCTAGAACATCTTTACGTGAAAACCCCGTAATAGTTGCTATTTGTGTGGCGGAATTACCTTTGAGCAACTCTTCAACCACTTTATTCATGCGGTCAAAATGAACTGCTGGTTCTATTTCATTAGTCATATAGTTTATTATACTTCTAGTTGACTGAAATTGCAACCTTAGACATGGCTATCCTTAATAGGATTAAGTAACCTATAAGGTCATCAATATCATTATCTCCAGCAAACCCCTGAGAATTTTTGATTCTATTTAGCTTATCATCAATTCTAACCTTTAGCTGCTCAACTGAGTCTGACTGTGCAAATAGCCTCATTGGGCTAAGCGCTGAGTCTCCATATGATATATTCTTTTTAATAAGCATCTCTGCAATTTCTAAACATTCGCTCATAATTCTATTGCCAGATGGAGCATCTGTTGCTATTAACTGT